GTCAGCTTGCCACCGGTCGCCTGGCTAATCTTGGCCAGATGGGCCTCGATCTGGGTGGCCGCCTTCTGGCCGGGGCTCGGCTGGAACCCGTGCTCGCGAGCCAGCTGCTCCAGCCAGGCGCGTGCGTTGGGCTCCGAGTGCACCGGGCGTAGGGGCGCCATCGGGCCCTTCAGGTCGCCCGTTTGCTGGGCTCCAAAGGGCTGGGGCTCCACCTTCGTCCCGAGCTTGGCGTCCGCCTTCTGGGCGGCTGCATCAATCTTGGCCTGCTCACCAACCTGCTTGCCGTATGGGGTCGCCTCCTGCATGGTGCGGCGCAGGGAGCCCGGGGACTCGAAGCGCTCCTCGATGACCTTGGTGCTGGGTCCCTTGGCGCCGAGTTGTTCGGCTGCTCGGTCCAGTTCAGCGAGACCGCCGGCAGGGGCGCTGGCGCGCGGGATGACCTTGGTGGTCGGCCCGGCCGCCTTCTGCTTCTCCCAGTCGGCCAGCTTGGCCTCGTATTCCTTGAGCATCTTACGGTGCTCGGAGCGCCATACCACGCTGCCGTCTTCCAGGCGGGCTTTCTTGCCGCCCTCGAGCTTCTCCGTGATGGCTGGAGGGGGTTCCGGTCGGGCGGCGCCAGCTGGAGGAGCACCAGAGGGCGTGTGTTCCAGGGACACCTGGGTTTCCGGCTCCCAGTAGATTTTGACTTGGTGGGGGGTTTTCCCTCCACCAGCGAGGTTGCCACCCTCATGGGTGAAACCTCCGTAGCCCTCTCCCCGGAGTCGTTCCTTTACGGCTTCAAACCGCTCCGTGACGGTGTCAGCCGATTCCCCCGCAGCACGAGAGGCTCGACGGACCTCATCCATCGCCTCAGCCGTAGTGCGGATGTGACCCTGGTTGATGTCGTCCATCACCTCGGCAAATGCTTCCGAGTGGTCGGCAGCATCCGCGAACGCCTGCTTGACGGTGGCCGAAATGGGTGCATCGAGGTCATACAGTTTGACCGGTGCAGATTCATTTACGCGGTATAGGTGGGGTGAGGCCTGCTCCGTACTGCGGGCGTTCTTTTTCGTATAGGACTGGGCCACCTCAGGGTTGTTGGTAGTGTAGAGGCCCTCGCCGTAGATATTACGTCCAGAGTAGTGACCTCCCTCTGAGAGAGATCCAATTTCGGCTGCAGCCCCGTGGTAAAAAGCGCCAGGAGTTAGGCCGCCCACCTGCGGGGTTGCAAGTTGGCGCTTCTTGCCGACGTTCGTCTGGTTCTCGGAGGTGGGCGTAATTTCGCCGCCCATGTCCGCGAAGCCACGGTCTTCAAGCTTGCCGGGCTGCTGTCCGGCCGCCGCCAGCTCCTCGGGCGAGTTGCCCGGCATGAATTCGTAGTCGCGCCCGTAGATGTCCCGATAGCGGGACCGCATCTCGGGGTCGCTCATCCGGGCATCCAGGTCAAAGGCAGCCTGGTCCATGACCGGGCCGCCGTGGCCAGTGTTCACCGGCTCGTAGGCCTCGCCCGGCATGGCGCGCATCTCGCCGGCCCGTGCGGGGGCAATCAGGCCCATCTCGCCGGCACTGGGGGCCAGCGCGTGGTCGAACGCCTGGGCGGCCCCCTCGTAGGACCTCACGGCTTGCGCTGCACGCGACATTTCCTGGGGGGTGCCACCAGACATGGCCCCCACCACGTCAACGCGCTCCAGAGCGCTCCTAGCGCGTCTGGCGGCATCTCCAGCGGCCTCCACGCGGTCCAGGTACTGCCGGGGGACGTCCTGCAGGGCCCCGGAGTCCGCTAGTTCGCGGAGCATCCTGGCCTGGGCACTACGCTTTTCGACGGCCTGGTCCCACTCTTTGATGGAGTTCTGGATCTCGCCGTGGACCTGGGCGGACACGGAGGACTTGGGGTTGATGACCCCGTCCTGGTCCCGGAGGGCCTGGGCCGTGGCCTCGTGTTCCGCGAAACTGTTGACGTATTCGCCGGCAGCCCCGAAGGCGCCGCCGAGCATGAGCCCGAGCGGGATCTGGGCCGCGACGTGCTCGCCCGAGAAGTGCTGGTCATCCACGAGCGCGTTCACGCCCTGGTGGATGGTGTCGTAGCCGGCGATCAGGGCCGCGTTGTCCATGGCCCCGCGCGCGGCACCCGCGGCGATCTTCAGGGCCCGGCCCGCCTTGACTTCAGGGATGATCGACTTGGTCACCGCGCTGATGGCCTTCTCGGCCTGGCCCAGCGGGGACAGGTTCTTGGCGGCCCCCAGGGCTCCCTCACCGGGGAGGGCAAAGGCGGTCATGCCGCCCGCAAAGGCGGCTCCCGGGTGGGCCCGGTTACGCAGCTCGGCGGTTTCGCCGTGCTCGTGGATGAGGCCCATGGACCAGGCATCCAGGAAGTTGTCCACGAAGACCTGGGCGCCGGCCAGGACGCCGTCGAAGGCCTTCATACGCTGCTGTGCGTCGGCCGCCTGGGAGGCCTGGAGGTTGCTGACCTGGTGCTCGCCCACGGCCTGAGTGGGCTGGCGCACGATAGTCTGGCCGCCCGGCGCGGAGGTGGTCACGACGGACTGGGGCAGTCGGCTGTAGTGACCGGCCGTGATGCCCGTCTCCGCCTCAGAGGCCGGGACGAAGACTTCTTGTTTGCCCGAGACATCCCAGACGGGGACGCGGGTCTCTTGCGACGCCGGAGGTGCGGGTTGCTGCTCGCTGGGATCCGGCATTACTTGTACTGCTTGTCCGTCTCACGCAGGATGCGATTCACTTCATCCATGTCGACGGTGTCGCCGCGGTGGAACGAGTCGTACTTCCTGCGCAGGCTGGCGCGCGTATCCGGATCCGACGTATTGAAGCCGCCCGTCTTCTCGGCCTCGCTCAGGAAGTCGTCGAAGTTGTAGAGGGACGTGATGTGACCCGGCTTCTTGAGGCTCTCCTCGAAGACCGCGTGCAGGTGGTCATTGATCCCGTTGAGGGCGCGTTCCTTGGCCAGCTTGACCATGTGGACCACATCCTCGCGTTCGGCCTCCGGGATGGGCTGGTTGCCGGCCCCGTAGTCATTGAAGCGCCCCTCGCGGCGTATCTTGTCCTCGGCCGCCTTTGCCAGGCTCTCGATGTCCTCGGGCAGAAACTTACCGGCCTGGACGTCCCCAGAGAAGCCGAACGTCTGGACGGCATCCTTGACGGCCTGCTGGCCGGCGGGCGACATGGGCGGCGTGGAGCGCTTGCCCTGTTCAATCTCGTCGAATTCCTTGACGGACGTCGGGCGGTTATTTTCGTCCGAGGGCAGGACGCCCATGGAGGCCTTGATGTCCCGGGCGGTGGGCGTGGGGGCCGCCTGGCCCTTCAGGTCTTGGGGCGTCCAGCGCACGTCCTCGTTATTCCGCGTGTAGGGGCGGACCTCGTCGGCCACCTCTTGCGGGATCTGCTGGATACCAGCCTTCACCACCTCGCGGATGGCGGGCAGCTGGTCGCGCAGCTCCTGCACGGTCCTGCCCTGCCAGCCATTGGCCATGCCGGTGGAGGCCGTGTTAGCGATCTTGACAAAGGATTCTGAAACGCGGCCACCGCCGTGCAGGTCCTTCGCAACGAAGGCCTCGAGCTTGGCCCGGGCGGCCTCGAACTTGGGATTACCGGCCACGAAATCCGTGGTGCTGATGTCCGAGAGGGCCCGATCCAGGTCCGTGTAGGCGGCCCACAGCTTGTTGCCGTTGTGGACGGCCTCGCCGGCCTTGACGCGGTCCTCCTTGGCCAGCATGAGAGGGGCCTGTGCGCCCGTCTTGCGGTCCAGGGATACGAGGCCGAGGTCCGTATTTAGGGGGGCCTCGCCCGCCTTCTCGGCACCGGCCGCCTTGGCCTGGGCCTCCACGGGGGCCAGGAGCGCCGCGTTCACAAACTTGCGGCCCTCCTCACGAGCGTTGAAGGCCTCCTTCTCGGGGCCGACCTCAAACGTTTGCTGCTGCTTCTGGCGGTAGTTCTGCTGGCCCTGCTCGTACTGGGTACGCTGCATGGCGGCACGCTCGCGGATGCCGGCAAGCTGGAGGTCCTTCTCGCGGTCCAGCGCCTTGTTCCGGGTGTCGCGGGATTCCTTGAGGTGGTCGGCCGCCTCCTTGGCCATCTGTTGGTCCAGGGCCGCCGCAGCCGCAAGTTTGGCCGCCTTCTGGTCCAGCGGACCGGGCAACATGGCCTGGTCGCGCAGGACGCGGGACACGGTGCCGATACGGAGGAGCTTCTGGCTGCGATCGTCCGCCAGATCGGCGCGCGCGGTCGCGCTCTCGGCCTGGGTCTCCTGCAGGTGCAGCTTGGCGCCCTGTAGCTCCTTCTCCTGCTGGTTCTGCTGAAGCTTGACGTCCGCGTCCACCTCGTGCATCAGCATCTGCATCGCCACGTTGGCGCGCTCGGGATGCCGACGGTTGGCGATGGCGTTACCCAGGATCGCGGCGAACCACATGAAACGGCGCATGCCGCCGCCCTCGCCCGCGAACATGCGCCCGGGGTCAGGCTCCTTGCGGATGGCATCGTCAATCTTGGTCATCCACTGGTGAGTATCCATGGACGCCTTGGCCTCGTTGATCTCGCGGAGGGCCTGGTGCGTATTGAGGATGCGGTTCTGGTCCCGCAGCTCGGTCATGTCGATCTGCGCCAGGTGCGTCGTGCGGTCGTTGGCCGCCTCACCCTGGGCAGCCCCGGCTGCTGCACTGGACTGCAGGGCCCGCTTCTCGAGGGCCATTGCCTGGTCGCCCGCCTGCTCTAGGGGCAGGTCAGGAATCGGCTGGATGGGCCCACCGGCTGCCTGAGTCGGAGCCGGGACGGGGGCTGCTGCTGCGGTAGAGGGCTGCAGGGCTGCGTGCTCCGTCAGAGCCTGGGCCTCCCCGGGCCTGATGAGCCCCTGCGGAATGGGGCCCTGCGGACCGACTGCCTGACCGTGTTGGGGTAGGCCAGCAGGGAGCACGGGCTGACCGGCCGGGGCCTGCTGCGCGGCGGCGACCTGGGCTTCATCAGTGGGGCGCAGGAGATTGGGCGGGATGATCTGCTCGACGTCCGCGGCCGGGTTCATGAGCCCAAGGCCCGCGTCAGGGGCCCCCACGCCGGGGGCGGCCCCCATAGTCGGCGGCGCCAGCTGCGGCAGGAGGCCGAGCTGCGTCAGGGTTGCGGTCGCTGAATCCTCCGGTAGGAGGTTAGGCGCGCTGATATCGGGGTCGTCGGCCACGGGATTACTTGCCCCCGCTGCCGCGGTTCAGCATCGCGTAGCCCATGAGCCCCTGCGACCCGATGGTGGCCAACTGATCGAAGGTGCTGGGCTGTTGCATCTGGGCGCCCAGGATCCCGACGTAGGCGTTCTGGTTGGCCGCCTGGCGCTGGAAGTCCGCCTGGCCTGCCATCCCGAGGGCCTGGGCGAGCGCCTGGCGATTAGCCATCTGTTCCTGGAGGCGTGCCTGCGCGGCTCCTTGCGCCATGCCCTGGCCGATCTGGCCCATGTTGTTGCTAGCCTGCATGGCCATCCCCGGGGAGCGCCCGGCCTGAGCCATCGCCAGCTGCTGGTGCAGGGCATCGTTGCTGGCCTGCTGATACTGCATCTGCGCCAGGCTGGGGCCCGCGCCGGCTGCCGACTGGCGAAGCTGGCCGATCAGGTCGTTCCAGTTACCCTGATAGGGGTTGGCCCCGACGTAGTTGTACTGCTGGCCTCTCTCGAGGGCTTGCTGGGCGTTAACCTGGCCCTGGCCCTGGATGAAATTGCCAACGCTATCCCACGCCTTGCCGAGGCCGTTTCCGACGTCATCAAAGAAACCCATGTCAAACTCCTCAGGCGACGTAGTGAGCCGGAGCGCGGCGCTCGGGCTTCACTTGCAATTCGAGATACGTCCAGGTCGCCACGGCCGGGGAGGCCTGCAGGTCCACCTGGATGGTGCTGCACTTCGAGTTGGGCAGGTGCCACTCGGGGGCATAGCGGTCACTCGGCCAGCCGGTGGTTTGGGCCTGTGCGGCCAGGGCCTGCGTCTTGCTGGCGTTGAGGATCGTATTGCCGGCCACGGCGTCGTCCTGCTGGTACGCCATGGTCAGGTTGTGGGTCGTCGTAATGGTGTCCCCCAGAACCCGGAAGCTCCGCACGCGCGACCAGCCGAGGCCGTCGCCGGCTGCCGCCATGTCATTCGTCTGCAGTTCCATGGTGAAGTTCGTGTTGGCCCCGTTCGCCGTGTCGTGCCCGATACCGGGGAGCGCCGTGAAGCCGCCCACGTCCGTGCCGGCGGACCACAGGTAACCATCCACGCTCGTGATGCCGGTGAGGCCGTCAGGCGGAGCGGTCCAGATGGTCCAGCTGTTGATGTGGAGGTCCCACATCACCAGGTAGGGGAGGGTCAACGTCAGCTGCGCTCCGGTGTTACCGCCGCCCACGTAGCTCGGCTGACCGGGCACCGCGGGCGCCAGGAAAGCCACCATGGCGCGCTCTGGCAGGAACACGAGCTGGCCCGCTGCGGTGGTGTCCACTGCGTCCCGAGCCGGCCAGGAAACCTGGACAATTTCAAGGGACTTGTCGATCAGCCACAGGCCGCCGTGCACGGACTCCTGAAGCTGCGGATGTGCCGCCTGAAATACCACGCCGCGGGGCGTCGTGCAGGCCGCCACCCCGCCGGCCACGCCCAGTGCGCTCACCTGGAGGGGCGCCGTGTAGTCCGTGTTGGCGCCCGTGTCATCCGGGCCGTCCCCGGCCATCACGTATACGCCGCGCTCACAGAGGGCTACCACGCGCTCGTCGATGCGGCCCAGCGCCAGAATCCGACCGGCGCCCGCCGGGATGGGGACACTGAGGAAGCCATTGGCACCGCCAGACCGCGCATCCTGGTCGCCGTTCCAGTTCGGTGGATCACCGTCTAGGCCGAGCTTGGAGGCATAGAGATAATCCCCGTCGGACACCCAGCAGCGTCGGCCCACCGCGATCACGCCGCCATCTGCCGAGACGGGCAAATTGGCGAGCGCCACATCCGTGTAGAGCGGCGTCTGTGTGGTATCGATCGGTCCGCCCAGGGCGCCCGTGGAGGGCATGCTGCCCGTTTCCCCGTTACCGCCGGAGCCGCCGATGGTGGCCACCAAGTAGTGGGCCGCATTTCCCGTCGGGTTAACGGAGGTCATGTAGAATTCGATGACGACGCCGCCGCGGTCGCCCGGATCGATGAGGTTCTTGTCGCCGAACTGATACGGCGAACCGAAGAAGGTAATTTTCTGCCCGGAGGAAACCGCGATGTTGTAGGCGACACTGGCCGCCGACCGATGAATCTGGCCGGCATCGTCAATCCATCGCCAGCATGCCTTCACCGTGTAGTTCCCGACGGCCCAGCTACCGCCCGAGCCCGAGACGGCCGCAGTGCAGGCCGGAAAGCCCAGCCACGGGAACCCCAGTTCATAGGCGGCACCGCCGGCAATGCCGCGCGGGATGGACCCACCAATAACCGTGGTGTCACCAATGTGGTCCACCTGCGGCGTCTGGAAGCTCACCTCATTGACGCCCAGGACGCCGTCGTAGCCCACGATGGCTGAAAGGGTAACCGGGCCGGGATTGGGACCCGGCGATCCGGGCGTAAAGCGCGTCCAGTCAATGGTGGCGAAGCGCAATCCGTTGCCATCCGCCGTAACGGTGGCCGCCACGGGGTTCCAGGGCAACAGGGACCCGTCCAGCACGCCGCGGGCCACCATCGGCGGTGTCCGCCGCGAGCCCGCCGTGGAGCCCGGCGAAATGAGATCGGTGAGGTCAACCGTGTACCAGGTAGCCGTCTGGGACCCGCCCTGGACGTTATTCCACGCACGGATGCTGGCAACCCCGGCCAATGCCCGGCCGTTCACCCAGACCGGCTGGTGCTGAAGAAACCAGGCGTGGCCCTGTGTGGCCGCCGTGCCGGTGGGCGCGTAGAACGTACCGGACCAGCTACCATACCCAGTGGTGGCGGTGGTGCTGATGGCGCGCTTGGAGACGCGCAGGGAGCCGTCGTTGCCCAGAGTAGTCACGAACACGCCGCCATTCAGCAGCAGCGTGGTGGCACCACAGGTAACCGGGCCCCAGCACTGGAGGCCGGAGAACAGCGTGGCATCCAGACTCTGGTCCGTCATCCCGGCGTCGTAAATCTTGGTAAAAACGCCCGTGGTGGCGCTGTCCACCACGCAGAGCACCACCTTCGTGGTCGCCGCCGTGTTGCACATCCAGAGCCCAGTAATGGTGCCGGTGCCGTAGGTCACCAGGTTGGCGCTGACCACGGTGCCGCCCGTGCTGACCTGCAACACGCGGAGCTGGTGGGCCCCCAGAATACGGTAGGCCACAAAGAAGCCGTTGTACCCGAAGTCCGAACAAATAACCGGGTTGTCCCCGAAGCCCTGCGGGGTGATGGCGTCCGTACGGATGGTCGTCTGGGTGATCGCGCGCGCCCCAGCGGAGCGGGTGGTCAGAATCAGGTTGTTGGTGCCAGCCGCCACGTGCACGGTGGCCGTGATGGTCCCGGACACGGCCGAGGTTCCGGGCCCCTGAACCGGGCCGGCCACCTCGACGTCGCGCACCCCCTCGCTCGAGAGGAGCCGGGTCTGCTGGTCGTAGACGCCGGGCCCAAAGTCGTGGCCCACCGCGGGCGGATTGTAGATGGAGGGAAGGCCACCCGCCAGGCTGAACTGGTAGTCGGCCACCCGGTCCACGCGCATGGACCCGGCCCCGAAGCGGTCCACCCAGGAGTCCCCCTCGTAGCTGTAGATGCGCCCGTTCGTCAGTAGTCCGGGCCGTTCGCTGCGCTTGTCGGTGATGGCAAAGGGAGTCTGGGCCAGGTAGCCGGTGGCCGCCAGATTGGCCACGTTCGTGTTGGTCAGCGCGAAGTTGTTCTGGCCGGTCATCCAGAAGCCGCCCGTAGGACGCACGTACCCCGGCCGGCCGCGCACGGCGCCCTTCTTGCCGAAGTCCAGATTCACGGCACGATTGAAGCTGACCCCGGCTGCGGTCTGGGCCGTGTCCTGGCCTAGACCCCTGTCCAGGGGAATCATGACGGGCTTCCACTGACGCACGGAGCTACCTCACTTCGCGGCGGGCACTTCGCCGGCTGCCATGGGTTGCGCCTTGGCTAGCTCCGCGCGAAGCTCCGCGATCTCATCGGTATAGGCCTTCACGACCTTGTTGATCTGCTCCATCATGTCGTTGATGCGGAGGTTCAGAATACCGAGCTGCTGCTGGATGTCCTGCATGGGGAGTCCTTAGGGCGAGGTCGAATCGGTAATGAGGCCCAGGTTGGCCAGGGCCGTTAGAAGGGAGGCGAGGGCCGCATTGCCGCCGCGAGAACCCGTGGGAGCCGGCTTCGCGATCGGGGTGGTTCCGTAGAAGCCGATGTTGCCCTTGATGAGCGTGGTCCCGTTTGTGTTGTTCAGAATCACGTCGCCGTGGTCCGTCACCAGGGCCTTGTTGACCTGCCCATTTTGGGCGTCGGCAAAGATGGCCGTACAGGTGAGATTGTTGGCACCGGCCGACCGCGTTGCGTTCACCTGTGCGTTGACGGCAAACGCCTGGAGCGCGGCGCTGGTACAGTTGTAGGAGCCCAGTTCGGTGGCGTTGATGCAGTAGTTGGAGACAGTCTGGCCGGTGGTGCTGTTGGTGACGAGCAGCTCTGCCCCGCCAGTTGACGTCGGGTTTGCCGTAATGGTGGTCAAGGCATTGATCGCCGTGGTCCCGTAGATGGTGGTCGTGCCGCTGTTCGCGTTGAGCTGCACATCTCCGCGGTAGGTCTCAAGCGCAATGTTGAGTTGCCCTCCTGTCGCATCGAAGAAGCCGCCATAGTTCTGTAGGTTGTTCGCGCCCGCCGATCGAGTCGCAACGGCCTCGCTATAGGTAGCGTAGTTCTGGATCGCGCCCGCCGTGGTGTCGAACGTGCCCTGTGCGCTGCTGTAGATAGACTGCTTGTTCGCGGTCTGTGCGGTCTGGTTCGACAATACCTTGAGACCGAGCGGCGATACTTGCCCGGCCGGGGCGTTAACGGTCGTCGCCCCATTGATCGTCGTCGTGTTGCTCGTGGCAGCGCCAAGGGTGGTATTGCCGCTGACCGCGAAGTCCCTCGCCGCGGTGGTCGACCCGCTTACCGCGTTGAACACCACATCGCCGTTGTCGGTGTAGAGCGCCCGGTTTATCTGGCCGCCGCTCGCGTTGCCGTAGAGCGCATTATTCACAAGGCTGTTCGCGCCCGCGGATCTGGTTGCGGTCACCGACGCGATGACGCCGTGCGCTTCCAGCAGGCCGGACGTCGTGTCGTAGGTGCCGGAGTCGAGCGCCTGCATTGCGTACTGCGTGGCGGTCTGCCCGGTCGCGGTGATCTGCGCAGTAATGACCGCGGTGTTGTTCGAAGGAGCGGCGGTAGCCGTCGTCTGCCCGGTGATCGTGACCGTGTCACTCGTGGCGTCGCCCAACGTCGTGTTGCCGTTAACGGCCAGAGTGCCGAGCACAGTCACGGCGCCATCACCAGCCAGTCTCAGCACCTCGGTGTTGCCGGTACCCGGCGCCGAGGACCCGCCGGCCGTGGCCGACGTGTTAACCCAGAACCGCATCTTGTTGGTAGCAGCCGCTGTATCGTGCTGCGTACTAATCCAGTGTCGATAGCCCCCGCCAGCCCCGTTGCAGTACTGAAAAGCCACATCAGTGCCAGTAACGCTGGACCCGGTCGAGTCACGTCCAACCACCAGCTCGAGGCCGGCAATCTGGCCCGCGGTGTGCTGCTGGGGGTCAATCGTCTCGCGTCCAAAAACCGACCAATCGCCGCCCAGAAAATTACCACTTCCTGACGTAGAAATGGCGTTGTGGTTCGCGAAGAACGCACCGTTCTGCACGTTCAGGTCGCCGGACACCATGGTCATATTGCCAGCAGTTAGGTACACGTCGCCGTGGGGCGCAAAGAAGGCGTAATTATTCGTCGCGTTCTGGGCGTTGGCATAGATGGCGATGTTGTTACCGGAACCGGTCCACGTTGGAATTGTGTTGACAACGATACCGGTACACGTGGGCAGTGCAGGAGCACCGCCGCCGCCGCCGTACGCCGGAGGCCCACCACTACCGCCACCGCCGGAGCCCAGCATGGTGGCGCCCGTGGTATCAATCAGGGACTCAAGGACGGACGTTGCCTGGGCGGTGTGACCATCAATCACACTGACCAGGGTGGTGCCCGTGGTCCCTCTGAACGCCGTCGCCCCGGTGGCCTCCGTAATGGTGAGGCGCCCCGTCACCCCCCAAGTGGTGCCGTCGTCCGTCGCCCAGCCATTACCAATGGTGTTGCCACTCCCGGTAAACTTGGCCAGCGTATTCGGGGTCCCGGTCCCGCTGGAGTAGCCGGCAACGGGGTTGGCCCACGTCACATCGGCACGGAGATAGTTCACGGTGCCGCCACCGGACGCCGGAACCACCCCCGGCCCGGAGGACCCAAACGTGTTAACCGCCAGGGTCAGGTCGGACGTCAGCGAACCACCGCCCATCAGGGGCAGTGTCGTGAAGATGTTCGTGGCAAGCCCGACCTTGGTCTGGTCCAGCTGGGTAGTCTGCGAGGACAGCCCGCCAGGCCCGGCCACGTAGCGCTCCAGCTGGTCCACCGCCAGACGAGTGGGCTCGTCGGCAATGGTCCTGGCGCGCGGAAGTAAGGGCTTCTTAGAAGTCGCCATAGCCGTCGGGGCCGGCCACCGGGTAGTCGATCGCGAAGCGCGGCTTCTGGCTCGTCACGTCGCGAATCATGGCCGGGTTGCGCATGTCGAGGACCGAGACGCGAGACATCACCTCGAGCTTGCGCTGCTGGTACTCCTTCTCGAGTACGTCGGCATCCTCGAACTGGCCCTCCTTGCGCATGGCCTTGATGGCCGTACGAAGGGTAATGAGTTCGTCGGAGCCCATTGGCCCGTACCAGGTATCCGAGTCGCCCGAGAAGCCGGGGTACTCCGCGATGTAGTCCACCGTGTAGCTGCCTCCGCCCGGGTGCGGCAGCAGCTCAATCACGAGCCCCTGCGTGGGGCTGAGGCGCAGCTCGTAGAATTCGGCGTAGCCCGTGACCCCCTGCTGGGAGCGCAGCTGCGCGTACTTGCCGGGGTTCAGGCGCCGCAGGACGTAGAAGTCGCTGCCGAGCTTGTAGTAGACGCCGACAACGGCATACACCTGCGTGCCGGCGGCCACCTGGTACGTGGTGGCCCCGCTCGCCGTGATGTTTGCCGTGGAAAAGTCGACCGGCCAGCCGGCCTGGATGAGATCGGCCCAGACTTCCTTCGCGGAGTCATCGAGCCAATCGTTGTACCAGGGGTCCCAGACGGTGGTGTCAACACCGACCTGGTCCGCCCGCCGCTTTGAGCGGTCCCTGAGCTGGAGCCGGGTAACCATGGAGTTAGTCCTTGGCTAGTTCGATCAAGGCCTCCAGGGCGTCCTCGACTTCGGCGTCGGGGGCGTCCTGTCGGCGCAACACTTCACGGACACGGCGCACGGCTTCCCGGCGTAGGTCCGGCTTCTGAGCAACGGGGCCCAGGCGGCCCGCGGTATCGATGATGTCGGCCACGGATGCCTCAGATCATCTGGTCCATGCGCTCGTACGCAAACTTGACCACGAAGCCCACGGTCACGGCCGCGGTGCTGTCCACCGCCGCGAAGGTCGAGCTGACCGTCAGCACACGAATCACCAGGTTGCCGTTGGTGTCCGTGGTCACGGAGGCCACGCGCGCGTCGAGGGCGGTGGCCACAGTCGTCGCGATCAGGTGCGCGTCGGCGTCGAGTAGCTCCACGGACTGGAACACCGGGGCGCTGTCCAACAGGGACGAGATCTTGACCACGACGTCATACTGGCCGGTGCCCGTCTTGGAAACGGACATGTGCTGGCCGCGCACGGTCTTGGTGCCGAGGCCCACGGTCAGCGTAAGCACCGCTGCCGAGGCATTGATATCGAAGGTCCCCTCGATCTCGAACTTGCCGGGATTGAGGTGGACGGTACGGTTCGTCAGTGACATGGTTGCCTCCGGGCTGGGCCCCCTCTCCAACCGGTGACCAGGTCACCGACTCGAAACGGAGCCCAACCCCATAAGGGGTTAGGTCTTGGTGCGCAAATACCTTGCGGCTGCGTCTAGGGTCTCGGGGCGGTCCCCGAATAAGCCCAGCCCTTTGTTGCAGGAGCCACAGAGCCAGCCTCGAAAGAGGCCCGTGCGGTGGTCGTGGTCAAAGTGCAGAGCACGATCAGATGCCCGGCCACAGATTTCACAGCGGTCGGGGGCATACCCAGCCACCGCAATCTGCCGTGCCCGCGCCTGCTGACGCCGAAGCACCAGCAGTTCGGAACGACGTGCATGGTAGTGCGCCAAGGTCTTAGCGTTGTGCCGTGCACGCTTCTCCGGGGTATCCAATTTACCCAAACAAAACCACTACTTCGTAGCGAACACGCCGTTTTCACCCGGCGCGTAGCAGGCCAGCTGCGCGTAGTACCGGCAGCGCACCTCGATCTGGTCGAGGCCCGGCCGACGGAGCGCCGACAGGCCGTCCGTGGTCACGATCTCCGGCAGACCCAGGTGCTTGATGCGCCAGGTATCCATCGAGAGGATGTATCCGCGGTCCTCCGGGCAGTCCGGGTCCGCGTAGACCGGTAGGATGCCGGCCGACGTCGCGATGCCGAACGTGGTGAAGCCGTACTTGGCATCGCCCCCGGCCCCCTCGTACTCGACCTTCGCGTTCAGGCGCTTGCTGACCTTGGTGAACTGACGCGGCGAGACCAGGACGAGGTCCGGGTTCGCACCGCGCTCGTGCATCACCTCGGCGAGGGACATGATCGAGTCCTCAGCCGGCGCCGTGTTGTCGTTCAGGCGGTTACCCGCGAGCCGCGTCGGGTGGACAGAACGGTCCACCGACCAGAAGCTGTCGCCGCCGACCGGAGCCGTCAGAGGCAGCCAGGCCGCAAGACCCTTGATCTTCTGACCGGTGCTATTCAGGTAGTCGCCGATCTGGAAGATGAAGTCGTCGTTCGCAATCGACGTGTAGTTCGTCGAGAGGTTCGACAGGGCCGCGCCCGTGGCGTCAAGCGCACACGTGAAGGTCCCCGCGTCCTCGTCAACCTTGGTGATCTGGCCGCGGTTGGTGGCCACCACGCGCAGGGTCCCGGGGACGCCCGAGCTGTTGGCCGCGAAGTCCAAAATCATGCCGATCCCGAAGAACTTCGTGTCCGCACGGTTCGAGAGGGTCACCACGTTGCCCGTGATGGTCCAGGAACCGTTGCCCTGGCCCGCACTACCCGAGCCGTCGCGGTAGAGCGCGTGGCCCATCGAGTTGCCGAGCTGGCGCAGGAGGCCGTCGATCTCAAACTTGCGCGCGTTGACGAACGAGCCGCGGTCGTTGGCCGCCTTGCGGATGGTCAGCTCGTTGATCCAGGTAGCCGCGTAGTCGCTGGCCAGGGAGACCAGGAACTTCTTCGACTGCGTGGGGCCGATCGGACCGTTCGTGCCGAGCAGAGACGCGATGTCCGCGCTGCGACCCGAGGGGTTGTCGTAGACCACCGGGATGACCATGTGGTCACCGTAGGCATCTCCGTCCTTCTGCAGCTTGGACAGGAGGACGTGCTTGCGCATCATGATCTCGGCGGGGAGACCATCCGGGTAGAGTTCCTTAAGAAGCGCGTTCCATTGAACGTCGCCGAGGACCGTCGACATGGTCGACTCCTTCGTGTCGCGCTACCGGATCGAGCTTTGGACCCAAGCCGGGCGGGGCCCACTGACGCAGGGCCACTCGAAAAGCTAAGCTAAGTAGCGGAGCTGGTACTTACCGGGTAGCCCAGCCGGCCTCGATGGCCCGCTGAACGCGTTCGGTGTCGGTCTTGGCTGGGGGTCTGGGACCACCCGCGCTGAGACCCTTCGTGCTGGTAGTGGTGCTCGTAATCGCGGCCTTCGGTGCCGGCGCGCCCTTGGGGGGCTCAGTCGTAGTAGGTCGCTCAGCTCGCGACTGGTCTCGGCGACGCATGCGCGCCGCGATGTCGGCCTCCAGCACGGCTGCAACAGCCGCGGGACTTAGGTCAACTACCCGGTTTTCGCTCGTGGCTGCCGCCGCCAGGTTGTTGGCGGTGTTCATCAGTGAGCGAGTGTAGGCGTCGTGGTCATCAGCAAACCACGCTTCCGACTCGGGGTAGGCCCCCGCCTCGAATGCCTGAGCCGCCCGCTGAACGCTGGCGGCGTAGTCTTGGACAACTTTGATGCGCTCGGCCTGAGCGCGTTCCTGGTCTGCCTGTTCGCGAACGGCCTTCTCCTGGGCTTCCTTGCGCGCCAGCTTGCTCTCGAGCATCTTGCGGTGGAAGCCCTCGGGGGCCTTCTCGGGGACCAGGTCGTAGAGCAGCGCCTGGCCGAAGGTGGCCTGCTGCTCCTTGGTCCAGCCGCGCGAGCGAGCGAACCCGATGGGATCGTCCTCGAAGCCGGCGGACTTCAGCTTGGTGTTCTCGGCCCGGAGTTCCTCCAAGGCCTTGGCGTCCGCCGTGCGGGCCTCCTCGGCCTTCTGGCGGGCCTGCCGGTCCTCGCGGTTCTGGCGGATGATGTCGGCCAGGCTTTCCCGCTTCTCGGCTTGGGGAGTAGCAGGTTCCTGGGCCTTCTCGGGCACAGCGGTCTTGGCCGCGCCGGGATCAGCGGAGTCGGGGCCCAGGGCGCCCTCCTTGCCGAACAGGGCGTCGAGAACCGGCGTCTTGGTGTCCGCAGCGGGCTGCGCGGTGGCGCCTTCTGCGCCTGGTTGGGGAGTAATCACGTTACCTCAGGGGGTCTTGGCGTCAAACGCCACGGGGCCGGCTGAGGCGCCCGAGGCCATGGCCGACTGAGGCATGCCGCCTCCGGGGCCCATCTGTTGCTGCTGGGCCGCCTGGGCGGCCTCCTGCATCTTGCTATCTAGGTCGTCGAGGTACTCGGCCATGGGCCGGAGGTCCTCTTCGGTGGCACCGCGCTGGGTCGCCAGTAGGTAGCCGTCCCGGACCACATCGTGGAGGGTCTGAAAGTCCGCAAACTCGTCGACCATGACGGTCTCGCCGCGGTACAGCTTGCGGAGTACCCACATGGCATAGGTGCGCGGCGCGTTGTCTAGCTCGTCGGACTGACGAAGGTCAGGATGACCTACCAGCGCGCGACCCTCGTCGGGCTTGATCCAGCCCGTCTGGGCCAGCTCGAGGGCACCCTGCGTACGGGCGGACGGGCTCAGGCTGTCCAGCGAGGCCGCCTCGGCGCGGATGGTGTACTGGTCCGTCTCCAGATCCGGCCACTCAATCAGTTGCTGGAGTTTCCGGTTGGAAAACTTGACGGCCGGCTTCTTGCCCTTCATCGCGCGGTGCCGGTACATCGCGGTCATCTTCATCGCGGTGTCGACGGCGACGGCGTGCTCCCAGCGCTGGCTCACGGGCGCGAAGCGCTGGCCCTCCTTGTAGGAGTACTCGCGCTGGGCTGGGGCCGACTCGATGCCCGGGGGCAGCTGGTTCGTGGAGGTCTGGATGCTGACGCCCTCGTCCTCGAAGCCGCCGGACTCGAGCTTGTCGAGCCAGTGGTAGATCTCCGGGGGGACGGAGTCCTGGACCTGGAACTTGGGCTCGCGCGCCGCCGTGATGACGGCGCCCAGCTCGTTGCTCAGCTGCAGGGAGGGCGGGCCACCCATCGGGGGCAGCCATGCACGCGGCGTGGCGAACAGGTCGTGGACGCGCTGAATCCATCGGTACATGTACGTGATGCGCTGCTGGCGCCCGTACTGGCGGTACGCGATGCCATCGCCGTAGAAGCCCGACAGGGGCATGGCCCACCAGAGGACCGTGTAGGGATGGAAATCGTACGGCCATTTTTCGTCGACCAGGGTGAGGCCCGGAATGCAGACCACCCGCCGGTTGTCCTCGGGGCTGTCCGGGTTCACGTAGATGGCCTCCACCAGGACCACCCGGTCGTGCGGCACGTGCCGCGTGGGCCAGCCAGCCTTTTGCTGGGCGGCCATAATCTTGATCCGCAGGCGCTCGTCGAGGTCTGACTTGCCCGAGGCATACTGCTTGGCCAGGGCGTCGGCCCGAACCATCACACGGTGGTACATGGTCAGGGGCTGGAGGTGCTCGCGACACTCCTCCTCGTCCACGACCAGGTCATCGGGGAGGACCCGCTCCACGTCGACGTGGAAGTCCTCACCCTCGCCGCGGGACACGTACTTCCAAACCCCGGTGCCGAACACCGTGGAGTCGTGGAAGCAGCGCGGGGCCACCTGGTAGACCCCGCCGCGCTCGTAGGCGCCGGACAGGAACTGCTCGAGATCCTCGGCCTGGCGCTGGATCTTCCAGTCACCGCCGTCCGTAACGATCGCCGCGCGCGGACGCGAGCGCACGATGAGAGCCGTGGCAGTGTCGCAGATGGACCTGACTAGGCCGCGGGTGGCCTCGAAGGGGACCCGCTGGTTGGAGACCGGGGCGGTGCCCCAGGTCAGGCCGTTGGGCAGGTAACCCGCGTAGATTTTGGCGTGGCGCCGATTGCCCTCGAAGATGCTGTACTGGCGCCGCTCGATGTCCTGGACGGTGTCCACAACCGAGGTGGCCAGTTCAAGATTGGTACGGTCCGGCTCACGGTCCGCATGGTCGCGGTCCCACCAGGGCTTCGTCTCGAGGGACGGAAAGGGGACGGACATGGCTTAGCCCTGCGGCGACGGCAGCGAGGGCTCGGTGTCCTCGAAGCGATCCAGGCGCTCCGGGCCCTTCCAGCCGCCCGCGAGGTTGGCGGGGTCCGGTGCGGGGCCCTCGTCGGGGGCAAAGGTGCCAGCAAGTTCCAGGAGGTCCGAGCCACTGCCACCCGAACAGGTATGCTCCACCGGCATCTTGACATGGAACGACATCAGCCGCGCGTCGCGCAGGGTGTCCAGGATCGCCTTCAGGTCAGTTGGAGTCATCGGTCCACCAGGGTCGGTCCAGCTGAACTGCGTCGGAGGCGCGGTCCCGGGCCCGTTGCTCGAGGGCGGCTAGTTCGGCGCGGGCTGCGCGCTCCCACCACTCGCGGCTGTACATGGCTGGCTGCGAAACGAGCTGGCGGGCCTGACGGTGCAGGCACCAGCGGAATGCGTAGAGGGCCGCGTCCACCGCGTCATTGGGGACGGAGGGGTCCTCTTTCTTCTTGTCGGTGCCCAGCGTCTTCTCGAGCCAGCGGTCCTTGATTAGTTCCTCCGAGAGGATGGACCCCTTGCGGATGTGAATCAGGCCGGCATCGAAGTCGTTGTTCATCAGCTCGATGTGGTCGAGCTTCTCTTTCTTCTCGGCGGGCTCCAGGATGACGTTGTGCTCATCAGCTAGGGTCTGCATGACCATGGTGGCCAGGCCAGCCGGATCCGCGGGGTAGCCCTGGAAGGGACCGTACTCGGCCTCCAGGTCCTTGAACCAGGCGGCCACCGCACTGACGTTCAGCGGCTTGGCGTCCGTGGAGGTGCGCTTCTCGGAGTACAGCTCCCAGAGGCCCTTTTCCGTGGGGGAGAAGGCCCAGACCACCATCGCGGTGCCGTCCTTAGAGCCGAAGTCCACCCCGATACAGGTCAGCCATTGTTTGTCCGCTAGGTCAACCGGCAGGCCCCAGCGCGTGTCCGCGAGCGGAACGTAGTCATGCTGCCAGGTGTGGTAGCGGTAGACGCGCTTGGCGTCGTTGGCCACCCAGAAGCCCAGGTATTCGCGGCGCCAGGTTGGATGCGACTCCGACCAGCCCATGAAGGCCCGGTGGGCCAGGGCGCGCTCCCACAGGGTGTCCGTCTTGCCCGTCCGGGGGTCCGCGAAGCGCGTGATGTTGTCCGCCAGGGACCACGCGTGCAGGGACCACTGGGCCGGGTACTCCGGCGTGGCCCCGTAGCGCGCGTTGCTCTGGCGCTTGTCCCCACTCTCCAGCTCGATGACGATCGGCGGCTCGCAGGTCGCCAGGTAGAATGGGCCCTCCAGCATGTCGCCGGGGGTTCCGATCACGAACATCTGGCCGTTCTTGTCGAGGAGCGCGGGGCTCAGGACATCCTGGATCAGCTCCTCGAAGACGAGGGGCGGGAAGCTCTTGGACTCGTCAACGATGACGCCGTCGTACTTGCCACCGCGGAGCTTCTCGATTTCGGCCAGGTTATCCGCACCGACGAAGTAGATCTTCGACCCGTTAGGCAGGGTCGCGGTCATCTCCTGGTGCTGGAACTTGATTCCCAGTTCGAAGGCCTCGTTCAGCTTCTGGAGTGGACCCCAGTAGATGCGCTTGATGGACTGGCGCGTCAGGCCGATGACCACCCACTCAGACTCGGCCCGCTCGAGGCACCGGATCGTGACGATGAACATCACGCCAGTACTCTTCCCAGTGCGTCTGGCTGCCCGTACAGCGATGAATCGCGAGGGGTCGGCCTCCAGGGTCACCTGGATCGGCATGAGCATCCTGCGCAACGCCAGGGCCTTCTGGTAGAAGGTGTCCGCCTTCTGCCGTCGCTCGGCTTGCTTCTGGATGTCCGCGAAAAGGGCTTCCAGTAGATTCGACTTCTTACGGGCCATTCAACTCAGGGGGTCTTGACACGGCGTGTCGGAGTGGTTAAGTTGGTAGCTAGGGCCACCCAATGAGGGGTTAGGCGGGAGTGAGACGGTAGGTGCCAGCTAGTCTGGTCTCGGGTAGGTAGAGGGTGTGGCCCGTGGTTAGTTCCACAGTGAGCCCCCTCCCACGTTCCCAGCTGGCGGACGCAATGTGGGCGCCCTTGGGCCCCCGAACTGCGATGTCAAGTCCGCCCTGGCCCATGTCGTAGTGGCCACCCTGGAAGTAGAGCCGCGAAATTTCGCTGGTTCCTTCTGGGGTTACCAGGGTTGCGACCGGCCAGACGAGCACGTACAGCTCGTCTACTGGCTGGTGGTCGACGTACGGGCGAGTTGGGCCTCTCGGCGCCTCACTTGCCGGCCGCGCCATGGGTTCCTGAGTCGCCGGGCTCCGTCTGTAGTCGTCCAGGCTGCCTTCACGCCCGGGCCCGCTTGGACCGCCAGCAGCAACTGCTTCGCGATCCCGTGGCCCCGCAGGTTGCCGCGTCGTACGTGAACCCACCATAGTACCTCATTCGGTTCGGCCACCGCGAAGCCCAGAATCTCGTCAGGCTTGTCGGCGGCGGCGGCCACACGGGCCTGAATTTTCGGTGATGCCAAGATCTGCTCGATGTGGGCCCGGTGCGCCGGGTACCACAGGCTGTCCGGCAGGGGCCCGGGGTCCGCATCGCGCAGGTCCCGGAGCCACCAGCTGAAGATGGCCGCCAGGTCGCCCGGGGCCACCTCGCGGATCATTACTCCATCAAGGTCAGCCACGGGGCACCTGATGCACCGTGTGCTCCACGCCGCTCTTGCGGGTGAGCTTGGCGGCATGGCCACGGGCATTACCCTCTGAACCGCTCCACGGCGTATAACTGGCCTGGCGGTTAACCACCAACCCACAACGCCGGATGAACCAGCGGCCCGGCGTGGTTGGGGCGGCAACCAGCTGGGGTTCAATCCATCGGCGCCGGTCTGGGCGACCTGGGAGGCGATCAAACGGCATCGCTTAGCTCCCTAACAGGCTTCGCCGCTTCCAGTTCGAACCGCTCCAGTTGTTCGCGGAGCTGCATTCGGTAGGGCGGCGGTAGTTCCGCGTACCAGCCGACGAACAAGCGGGCGCGCTCGCGGAAGCTCATCGACTTGATGGCGGTGGCGGCGTCGGCCTGCAGTTTGCGGGCGGACTCTAATACCTTGGCCACCGTGTTGGCCGCCCGGTTGGCCAGTGCCAGCGCGCGCAGGTCGTCGGGGTTCGTGTCGAGCTGATCCCGCACGTGGCGGACCTGTTTGCGCAGCATGGCCACCGTCTCGGCCGCGACGTCGCCCAGGTCCGGGTGATCGTCCGCGTTCTCGTCAACGGCAACCAACTGGGCCCGCATGGGGTCGCAGATGGCGCAACCGTGGTCGGCGTGCATCGGCACCCGACATGCCCGACAGGCGAGCAAGCTAGCGGCCGGGGTTCGCGGCGGTCAGCGGGATGTGGTTGTCGCTGACCACCATCTTCAGGGAGCTGTAGGAACCCTCCAGCGAGGCCTTGTCCGATTGGTAGGACGTCTCACTGGTAGTTGCCGGTTTCGGGTGACAGTCCATCACGAGCGCCGTGATGGCACCGTGGAGTTGCGGATCAGTGTCAACCACGTGCACGAGGCCGTGCGCGGTGCGCGTCCATGCCTGCATTACACAACCCCCGGGTTGGCCGCCGACAGCGGAATTGGGTTACCGCTGACCACCACCTGGAGGCCCGTGTCGGCGCCCTTGAGGCTGGTGCGGTCAGTCTGGTAGGTGGCCTCGAGGGAGGTCGCCGTGGTGTTGTCGTTCAGCTTTGAGGTACCGGCGTCCGCGTCCACCTTGGACTGGGCGGTGCCGAGGCCGGCCACCGTGGTGTCGACCATCGCAACTAGGCCGAACGCAGTTCGAGTCCATCCGAATGCCATGGCTGGCTCCTTAGGCGAGTGAAGACCCCTTGGGTTGCCCTTGCGGGCCGGGCCACCCCGCTGCGCCGTCACCGACAAGCAGCTGGTACTCGGGGGCCCTGAATGTCTATGAAAAGGAGTGGGCGCCTAACACACTAGACCGTGGCAGGTCGTAGGGGGCGCCCGACTACAACAATGTAAGCATTCTGTGCCAAATTGTCAAGACCCGGTGACAAAGTGGCACAACCCGCCGGAGCCCGACCCCTAGGGTGCTGCTTGTAACGAGGTGGGGCTGGGGGAGGTGTGTACCCACTATGACGCAGTGCAGCAGGCCCAACTTAGAAGTACCAACTTGGCACGGAGACTTGTAACCACCTGATTACAAGGGTACCCACTAGGGCCACCAGAAGTGCCGGCCGGGGCTGAAAGGTTTTTGGGTTTGGGCACATAGGACCCACCCCCGCTGGGGGCTGCAACCCCCAAAGGGGAAGACAGGGGTGGGGGCCGGGGGCCTCGAGCCGCCTAACTCAAGGATCTCGAGCACTTACAGCATGGCCAGCCCCGGTAACTCAGCTCGCTCGAGTGGCCCCGCATCTCGAGTACCTGCGGCTAGTTAGCCTGATGCACTATAACTACTGGATAGATTTCGTGATTCAGGTGAGGTCTGTTGACCCCAGGCCGGTGGGATGGGGTAGCGGTGGGGTAGCGAGGGCGGTAATGA